TGATGTCAGGCATTCGCAAAGGCAGGGCATGATGAGAAAGACCAACTTTGAGGCAAACAGGTGGCAGCGTAATGTGTTTACTAAAAAAGAGTCTCCTTGGATGGAGGCCTTTGCTGCAGTTGGTTTAGTAGTCTTTATTTTACTTTTAGCATTTATTTAATCGGAGGGAATATGCAAAAAATAGCAACCGCGTTAGTCAAGGCACAAAAGGCCTTTGGACCTGCGCTCAAATCGTCCACCAATCCACACTTCAAATCAAGATATGCCGACTTGGCAGCTTGCGTTGAGGCCGTGATTGATGCCCTTAACGACAATGGAATTGCCTTGGTTCAGCATTCGCATGACTGCGCCGATGGAATTATCATCGAGACTATTTTTATCCATGAGTCTGGCGAGATGATTTCGGGTGGCAAACTCCATGTGCCAGCTACCAAACAGGATGCCCAAGGTTACGGGTCAGCAATGACCTACGCTCGGAGATACAGTTTGCAAGCAGCCTGTGGCATCGCTCCAGAGGACGATGACGGCAATCAAGCATCGCGCCCAAGCAAACCTAAATCTACCCGCACCAAGGCAGAGATTGAGGCATTAATTACGGCAGCCACATCAACCGATCAACTGACTGCCACATGGAAAACATTGGCAGCGGACGAACGGGAAATGGTGCGTGAGTTTGCAGCCAAACATAACGAAAAGTTAAAAGGTGACCAAAATGCGTGAACCAAACCCATTCCAACAAGACGGGACCTGGTGGAATGACCGTCTCGGTAAGCTGACCGGTTCTAGGATGGCTGCGGCCATGAACTTTTTAAAGTCTGGCAAAGAGTCTAGTGAACGGGAGAACCTGCGTTACGAGGTGGTGGCCGAGCGCATTACCAACACCTTTGCCGACAAGTACATGACCTCGGATATGCAATGGGGCGTAGAGCAGGAGGCCGCCGCTAAGGAGGCCTTTGAGACCCTTACCGGTTTAATGGTTAAGGATGTCGGCTTTATTGACCATCCAAGCATTGACCATTGTGGGGTGAGCCCTGACGGGTTTGTGTCCGATGGCTGCTTGATTGAGATTAAATGCCCCAAGACCAAAACCCATATGAAGTATGTGGCCAACCAGGCTATCCCACCAGAGTACAAACCCCAGATGCTTTTGCAGTCAGCTTGTACCGGTAAGGATGTCTGGTTTGTGTCTTACGACCCGCGCATGGGTGAGGGTAAGGATTTATTTATTAAAAAATATAGTCCTACACCAGAGGAGTTAGCCGAGGTTGAGGCAGCTGCCGAAAAGTTTTTAGCTGAGTGCGATGCACTATTTGAGTTTTTTAATGATGAATCAAATTATTTTGATAAAGGGAGTTTTTAATGTTAATGATTGGATTAGCCCGCCTGGGCAATGACCCAGAAGTTCGCTTTACGCCAGACGGCAAAGCAGTTATGGATTTGTCCTTGGCGTTCTCATATGGCCGTAAGGTTGATGGCAAGCAGCCGACCCAATGGGTCAACGGAACCATGTGGGGCGATAGATGCGAGAAGTTAAGACCGCACCTTACCAAAGGCCAGTTATTGTTCGTCAGTATGACCGAGCCCCATGTAGAAACCTATAAGCGCCATGATGGCACCGAGGGCGTTACTTTAAGGGCTAGGGTAGGCGAATTAGAGTTTGCTGGGTCCAAACCCGATTCTCAACCGCAAACGCCCCAAAACGCCGGAAAATACCCTTCACGGTCCTATGCGGGTGACATCAACGATGACAACCCATTCTAGGAGGGAGTTATGAAAATGATCATAGCCGGGGTTTGTTTACTGTTTTTTAGTGGCTGCGGCATTCTGCCTGACAAAAACGCTATGCCGGAGCAGGAGTTGATAGTCGATGAAAAAGTCCATTCTATGAGCCGCCTTGAAGTAGTGACGGCCATTCAGGATTGCCAGGTTGCTAAGACCAGAGCCGTTGTCATTTACGGTAAGCGCAAGGTCGGCGGCATGACCCGCGATATTGTGGTGGATGTAACTTGCGCCCCGCTCTATTGATTGTCGGCGCAGTTTTGTTGGGGCTCTTGCACATGGAGGCCGTTCACAATGCTTATCGTGAGGGGTTTACAGATGCCATGACCTATGAAAAAAAGAGCCCCACCAAAGAGGCAGGGCAAGAGGGTTTAAAGCAAACAAACGAAATCAATATTTAGTGTATCACGCGTAAGGACGAGTACCGCTGCGATCAATAATTAATGCCTGTTGCCTAGGTTTATCCTCTGGGCTATTAGGGATTGAGATATGGGTCCAGCGGTCAAACTCTCTGATAATCTGGTCGTAGCCAAGTCCTGCAGCCATAATGGTTTTTACTACCTCATCGGGGGTCATGCCTGGGATGCGGATGTCTGCAGCACAACCAATTCGGTGTTGGCTGGTGTCTTTAGACCCTACCGCGTCATTGACCTGTTTGCAGCGAAACGCTGAATTAATCATTACGGGCTTGTTACCTAAAACGGTCTTAACATCCTCTAGAAATGTAGCTAAACGCACAAGGTTGGCCATTTCTGACGCATTTGGCGTATTGTCAAATTCACGGTGGTCCGTGTGGGTTAGTTCTTCAAGGGTAAAGTGTTCGGATAAGTTCATTTTTTAAGCATTCCTTTCATTTCTTCTGCCTTGTTTTTGCTGCCCTGGCTAGAGCCAAAGTAAAACGATAAGACTTGGCCCGCAGCTGAGGTTATAAACCCAAGAGCAAAAATAACCAGTTGCTGCTGGTTGTCTGGTGTATCAACAAACATCAATATCCCAATCAAGAAAAACGCCAATCCTACGACACCAAGGGCTAAGACGGGTACAACCAGCTTATCTAGCTTAGTTGCGTGTTCAGAGGTGGCCACCGCAGCATAAGCCTGGCGGGCAGAGTCGCGGTCTTGGACTTCTAGCTTGGCATATTCCAAGTCTAATTCTTTAAGTTTTAGGGTCATTTCAGGATTGCCCGTAAGCGCCTGGGTGACCCCTTCAACGGTAGCGTCATCAATCCCCAGCTTGCTTGCAATCCAACCTACGGCAGCGCCACCAGCTGGGCCGGCAACGGCAGTAGCTAGTACGGGCGCGACCCCTTTAAGTATTCCTAATAGCGTATCCATGAATTAATCCCCATACAAATAAATAAAATTGCTGCCATCCAAGTAGCTACAAGTAAGTCATATCGATTCATTTTTTAGAACCCCATACCATGTAATAAGCAATCCATGCTGCCACTAAAAAACACCAGAACTGCACCCATTTAACCTTTGCCAACTCCGCATCAAAATACTTCTTATCCTCTTTTTCTAGCTTTTCAATCTCGGCTTTAATATCAATTAACTTCTGCCATTCTTTGGTGCCGTACTTCTTAATAAAATCTATGCGCAGCTGGTACTCCTCATCGGAAATCTTTTTGCGGTGTTTGTACTCCTCAAGGGCTTTAAATATTGCCCGCTCTTTTCTTAACTCCGCTTCCCTGCGTTCCCGAATCCTTGCGTTTGCTTGCTGCTTTGCAACATCTACTGCTTCCTTTTGTACTTCTTCAATATTCTTGCCAATTTCTCTACCGGCTTCTCTACCGGTTTTCATCCCTTCGCTGATACCCTTGGCACCAGCGGATAGCCCCAGTTCGTCTGACATATATCATCATTTTTTTAATTTTTGCCATATGTCCGATACGGGCATTGAGTTGATTTCTTTCCATCCAATAAAAGTGCAAGCAAACATAATGAACAGGAAAAAAGCAAACAATGCAGTAAATATAAGCACCGCAAAAATAGCAACAAATAAAGCAAAAATATTTAATATGGTGGTTAACATTTAGTTGGCCATTAGCATTATGGTTAATATAAATAACAGGATTGCGCAATAAATTCGTTTTGCCCAATACTGTTGATTCAGTATGCGCGGGTCGTGAATTAGGTAACTCTGCAATTCCAACATATCCTCATCGCGTTCAATGTACTTTGGTTTAAGTGGATTAAGGTCGTATTTACAACCAATCTTAATTTTGCCATTGTTATATGGCACATCCATTACTTGTCTGCCTTGTCGTTTAATCGGTCAAAAAACGAGGCCATGATACTTTCCAGCTTGTCAAATCGTGCGGCCATCTCAACCCGTACTTCTTTTAGGTCATCGCGGCGCACATAAAGTTCCCGCAGGTCTTTTTCAATCTGGTGGATGTCTCTGCGCAACTCTTTATTAGAATCCCAGAGTTCTCTAGCAAACCAGCCAATGGATGCAATAACGCACCCA